TGCCCACCAACACCATCGCTCACATGCAATTCAGCATCAAAATCATCACCATCGGCCCCGGCGACCGCAAAGCCCTGGCCAAACTGCTTGAACTCGCCGACAAAATTCGCGCTGCCAAAATCGGCCTGAACGAAGGCCGCCCCACCGTCGTCAACATCGCCGGAGCCGAATACGCCGCCTACGACCTCACACTCGACACCAAAGTCACACCATGAAATACATCGTCCACCGCGAATTCGCCAACCATCGACCCGGCGATCTCATCGACGGCAAAGACCTCAACATCGCCTACCTCGTCGCCAACGGCATCATCGAACCCGACATGCATGACGACACAAAACCCACAAAGCCTGCTAGAACTAACACCAAGAAACGGAAGGACTGACCATGGCCACCACCACCTACCTCGCCAACCCCATCGTCACCATCGGAGCCGCGACACCGGGAACGGACATCACCGACCAGTGCGAATCGGTCGTCCTCACGCAAAACGTCGAGGCCCTCGAATCCACGGCATTTGGTGTCAACGGCCGCCGCTACGTCGCAGGTCTCCAAAACCATCAGTGCGTCGTGACATTCCTCATGTCCTACGCCTCGAGCGAGACGTACGCGCTGCTGCAGCCGCTTGTCGGAACCCAGTGCTACATCAGCGTCAAGCCGGCCACCGGCAACGACTCAGCCACGAACCCGAAGTTCGAGCTCTCCGAGACGTACCTCGAGTCGCTCGACGTCGTCAACGCTGCGGTCGGTGAGCTCAGCCGCGTCCAGATCACCCTTCAGGGTGGCGCGCTGGCAATCGACACGACGAATCCGTAATCCACAGCACACCAAGGAGCAGCAGCAGTGCAGCTAACGATCAAGGTCGACTACCGGCAACTTTCAGGCCAAACGATCACCGACAAAGCCGCGATCACGCTTGCGGACTACGCCGCATGGGAACGCAAGAGCGGCAAAGTAGTACAACAGCTGCAAAGCGGCATGGGTCTCAACGACCTGCTATTCCTTGCATGGCACCGCCTTACCAAAAACGGCAAAGAAAACCGCGGCTACGAACTATGGTGCGAATCCGTCATCGAAATCGAAGTCGAGGGCCTCGAAGCCGCAAACCCTACGGAAGCGGCAGCGTCCGACGCCAGCTAGCGGAGCTGCTGCTAGCGGTCGGATGGTGGCCGCCGGGAATCGAATTCGACAGCAGCGACCTCGCCACCGTCCTACTATTGGCGGAGAAACGTAACAAACGAGGCCGACGATGACCGCCAACACCAGCATCACCATCACCGGCATCCAAGACATGCTCAAAGAGCTCAAGAAATTCGAGCCCGACCTTCGCAAAGCATTCAACCGCCGCTACAAAGACATTCTTAAACCCGTCATCGACACGGCAAAAACCTTGGTACCGATACAGCCGCTCAGCGGATTTGGCCGGTCATGGGACAAAGGCCGCATCATGCCGTGGGACCAAAGAGCCATCGTTCGCTCGATCACAGCCACAGTCAGCACTCGCCGCAACGCAACGGCAACAATGAAAATCCAAATGAAATCCCCGGCAGGCTCCGTCTTCGACATGGCAGGCCGACGCCGCGACAACGCATTCGCTCGACGACTCGAAGGCAAAGGTTTCGGACAAGCCAGCCGCGTCATGTGGGCCGCGTACAATAGACGCGAAAACGAGGTTGACCGTCAGCTCAATGAGCTCGTCGACGATCTTGTCCGCACCGTCAATGAGAGGCTCCGCTAATGGCCATCACAATCCCCATCATTAGCGAATTCGACGGCAAAGGCATCAACCGCGCCATCAGCGAATTCAAACAGCTTGAAACCACCGGCGAAAAAGCCCAATTTGCACTCCGCAAAGCCGCACTCCCAGCCGCCGCAGCTCTCACCGGGCTCGCCGCCGCGGCAACCATGGCCACCAAAGCCGCAGCCGAAGACGCCAAAGCCCAAGCCCTACTAGCCCAAACCCTTCGCAACACCACCGGGGCCACCGAAGCCCAGATCGCCGCCAACGAGCAATACATCGCCACCACCGAACGCGCGGCCGCGGTCTCCGACGACCAGCTCCGCCCAGCGCTCGGCAACCTCGTACGCGCCACGGGCAACGTCACCCAATCGCAACAGCTGCTCAACCTCGCTCTCGACATCTCCGCCGCCACCGGCCGCGACCTCGAATCGGTCAGCATCGCCCTCGCCAAAGCCTCCCAAGGCCAAGCGACCGCCCTCCAACGCCTCGGCGTCCCCCTCGACGAAGCCCTCGTCAAAACCAAAGACTTTGAAGGCATCGTCAGCGTCCTCACCGACACATTCAGCGGAGCCGCCGCAGTCGCCGCGGATAGCTTCGAGGGCCGCATGCGCCGCGTCGGCATCGCCATCGACAACACCAAAGAAAACATCGGCAACGCACTCATCCCCGTCCTCGAGCGCCTGCTCCCAGTGCTTGACAAAGCCGCGCTATTCATGCAAAACAACACCGACATCATCGTCAAAGCCGGCGCCGCCATCGCAGCCCTCTCCGCCTTCGTCATCGCCTCCAACGCAGCCATGAAGGTTTACAACGCCACCGTCATCGTCCTCGACCTCAGCATGAAAGCCCTAGCGGTCAGCACCAGCGGCGCCAGCCTTGCCCAAGCCGGACTCGCCACCCGCCTCGGAGTCGTCGGCGGAGTCGTCGCCGCGCTCGCCATCAGCATCCAACAGCTCGCCGCGGACGGCGGCTTCGCATTCAAGGGCCTCAGCCGCGCCGGCGTTGAATTCGCCAACCTTATGATTGCCGCCTTCGAGAAAGTCGCCCAAGGCGTCAACTACATGATCAACACGATCATCAGCGGCTACAACGCCATCCCTGTACTCCCCGACATCGGCTACCTCCCCGAAGACTTCAACATCGGCCGCATCCCCCTCCCATTCGGCCCCACAGGCGCCACCAGCCGCGCCTCAAACGTCCCAGACCGCCTAGAACCCATCCCCAGCCTCCCAGTGCCATTCACCCCGCTAGCACCCATCAGCGGCCTTGAGGACATCGCTGGCGGAGGCGGAGCCGGTGGGACGCGCACCCTTCCTGCCCCCGTTAGCGGTCTCAGCATTGACCCCCGGGCCCTTGCCCTCCCCACCTACCAGCTCCCCACCCTTGAGGCTTACGGACAAACGGAATCCGCCCGCCTCGCCGACCTCGGACTACTCAACGCCCAACCAGCCATCAACGTCACCGTCAACACCGTCACCGCACCCTCAGATCTTGGTCAAACCATCGTCGACGCACTCATCCAATACAACCGAACCAGCGGCCCCATCGACGTCCTAGTCGCATGAGCACCGTCGTCCAATCCGGCAACTACACCCTCGAGCTCGACACCGGCTTCGACGTCAACAGCTTCCGACTCGACGACACCACCAAAGGCGTCCTCGACAACACCACCTACCTACTCGGCCCCAGCACCCAATTCGCCGACATCACCAACAACGTCACCCAAGTCACCTACCGCCGCGGCCGACGCAAACCCGACGACCAATTCGGCGCCGGCACCATGACCTTCACTATGCGCGACACCACCGGCATCCTCGGCCCCTACGACTCCACCAGCCCCTACTACGACCCCGCCAACAACGAACCCGGACTTGCCCCCATGCGAGCCGTCCGCCTCAAACGCGACACCATTGACCTATTCGTCGGCACCGTCACCAGCTATGAATACATCTTCGCCAAAGCCGGCCCCAACACCGTCATCGTCAGCTGCGCCGACGGTTTCTACCAGCTCGCCCAAACCAGCCTCCAAGAACTCAACGTCACCCCAGAAACCAGCGGCGACCGCATTAATACCATCCTCGCCCTTCCCGAAGTGAACTACACCGGCAACACCAGCATCGCCACCGGCACCGTCAACCTTGGCGCCAGCAGCCCCTACACCATCCCAGCTGGCACCAACACTCTCGGCTACCTCCAACAAATCAACGCCGCGGAACAAGGCCGCCTGTACATCGCCGCCGACGGCACCCTCGTCTTCGAAAACCGCATCGGCGCCACCCTCAGCGCACCCGTCGCCAACTTCACCGACACCGGCACCGGCTACAACTACGACGACCTCACCGTCGAATTCGACGCCGACAATGTCGTCAACTACGCCTACATTCGCGGCCTTGACGGCAAAGAAGCCGTCGCCCAAGACCTCGCCAGCCAAACCAAATACTTCATCCAAAACAAGCAGATCATCAACAGCCTGCTCGAGGACCAAACCGAAATCGACGACCTTGCCGACTACCTACTCGAACCCGAACCCGAACCCCGCTACACCGGCATCACCGTCAAATTCGCCCAGCTCACCACACTGCAACGCGACACCGTCGCCACCATCGACATCGGCGACACCATCAGCATCGAAAAACAAATCCCCGGCCTCAACAGCCAAATCGGCGAAGAACTTGCCATTGAAGGCATCCAAGCCACAATCAATTTTGACCGCGGCCACGAAATCACCTACTACACAAGCCCCACAACCATCATCTACCAATTGACCCTCGACGACCCGATCTATGGTGTCCTCGACGCCGCGAATGTCCTAGGCTAAGCACATGGCCAAACAGACCTTCACCATCGGGCAAGTGCTCGAGGCCGCCGACATGACCCAGCTGCAAGCCAACGACTACAACTGGACAGTCAGCACCAAGACCGGCGACTACGTCCTCGCAGCAGCCGACAAAGGCACCCGCGTCGTCATGAACAGCGCATCGGCTCAAACCGTCACCGTCAACACAGGCATCTTCGACGCCGGTGACACCGTTTGGATTCATAACATCAACACCGGAACCTGCACCGTCACGGCCGGCACGGCGACCGTCAATACAGCGGGCTCACTCGCCCTAGCTCAATGGGAGGGTGGAGCGCTGTACTTCACGAGCGCCTCATCGGCGATCTTTTTTCGCGGTGGCGGCACCTCTTACGGCGTAGCAACAGGCGGCACGAGTTCTTCGATCACCGTCGGCGGCGTCAACTACACACTCCTCACCTTCACCTCAACCGGGACGCTCACCGTCACGAAGCCGGGCCTCTTCGACATCCTCGCATTCTCGGGGGCTGGGGGAGGTGGCGGAGGTCGTGCTGCGGGCGGATTCGGAGCCGGTGGCGGCGGAGCAGGAGGACAACTTCTCACAACGCTCTACATCTCATCGAATCTCACGATTACTATTGGAGCAGGTGGCGCAGGCGGAGCAAGCGACACGGACGGCGCGAACGGTGGCGGAACGATCATCGGATCACTTGCCGTAATGAGTGGCGGCGGCGGAGGTTCGCGCGGTATCGGAACCGCATCTACCGGGCCATGCACGGGCGGAGGAATCAACGGAGCCGCCGCGTTAGACATCGCATTCACGAACGATTACGGATACCGCGGCGGAACAGGATTCGCCTCGGGAACATTCACGCAGATTTCAGGCGGTGGCGGCGGCGGAGTTTCTGCGGTCGGAGCGAACTCGGCCATCAACGCCGGAGGCAACGGCGGCGCAGGAATGGACGTCTCGTCCTTTATTGCGGGATCGGCACTCTTTAAGGGAGGCGGGGGAGGTGGAGCCGGATCGTCAACCGGCGGAACGGGTGGATCATCGGTCGGCGGAGCGGGTGCATTTGGCTCGACGAATGCGACATCGGGAGCGGCGAACACGGCAGGCGGCGGCGGCGGAGGCTATGCGACTCTCACCTCGGGTAATGGCGGTAGCGGAATCGTCTACGTTAGGTTCAAGGCTTAGTCATGGCACATTTCGCAAAGCTAAACGACGACAACATCGTCGCCGACGTGATCGTCGTCTCTAATGATGACTGCGGCGGCGGAGAGTTCCCCGAATCAGAACCCATCGGTCAAGCATTTTTAGCTTCATTGGGTCTCAGCGGTCTATGGCTTCAAACCAGCTACCACAACAATTTTCGCGGGCTGTACGCAGGCATTGGCATGAGCTACGACGCCACCATTGATGAATTCGTGGCGCCAATAGCGCCAGAGGTCTGAAAATGAACGGAGCAACCAAACAAGCAGCCGACCAAACCGTCAAAGGCGGCATCCTCGGAATCGGCGTGTACGTCGCACACCTGAACAACATGGACCCGGCACTCATCGCCATGCTGCTCCCGCTGGCATCTGCGGTACTTGCATTCATCAGCTCCAAAATCAGCGACCCACACCTCGCATCAATCTTTGGACACCACAAAGAACTCGGCGAACACAAAGACAAAAAGTGACACGCCCCTACATCGTCGACCAACAGCCGGTCGCCAAACACAAGCTTCCCGGCACCGAAGAATGGGTCCGCCAAGCCACACAACACAGCGGCGGCGCATTATGGAACAACGGCACATGGGTCGTGCGCGACATCAAAGGCAAACCCGGCCAAACCTCAAACCACGCTCGAGGACTCGCCATGGACCTCAGCTACCGATACATCAAACCCCGCAACCTCGGCGTCACCGACGGCCGCCGCAAATCCCTCGACTTCATCAAAACCTGCTTGCAACACTGGGAACAGCTCGGCATACAACTCATCATCGACTACTGGCCCCAAGAATTCGGCCGCTCATGGCGCTGCGACCGAGCCGCATGGCGCAAAGCCTCCAAACCCACCTTCACAGGCGCACCGGGAGGCGATTGGTGGCACATCGAGCTCCACCCCCAATGGGGCAACGACCCAGACCGCGTCCGCAAAGCCTTCCAAGCCGTATTCACCACAACCGCCACGGAGCCCGCTAAGGTCGAATCCGACACATAACCCACGGAGCAGCACCGAGGTACAACATGAATCCACTGTCATTCATGGCAGCCGTCGCCACTGGCGTCAGCCTGCTAATTGGCGCGATGACCGCCATTTTCCCCACACCCACGCCACCGGCACCCGCCGCGGCCATCACCACAATCCCCTCACAGGCCACTCTGAGCCTCGTGGAGGCCCCAAAACCCGTACCCCAGTACGAACCCGCACCCCGCCCAACCTGCGACGACTACGTCGATCTGGCGCGCACCGTCGGCTGGCCCGAAACCGAGCTCGGCACCCTCGCCCAAATCATGTGGGCCGAATCCCGATGCCACGCCGACGCAGTCGGCGACCTCACCCGCGGCGTCAGCCTCGGCCTCATGCAAATCCACACCAAATCATGGTGCGAACCCACCCGGTACTGGCCGCTCGGCTACCTACAAACCAAAGCCGTCCTCGACTACTGCCAAACCCTGCTAGACCCCTACGTCAACCTGTACGCAGCTCTCGTAATTTGGGAAGAAGGCGGCTGGCAGCAATGGACCACCTACAAAGGAAAATGACTCGTGAGCAAAATCGTTGTGATCGCGCTGTTCGGCGTCTTCGCACTCGCGCTGTGGCTCGAAAGGTGGACAAGGTGACACGCCGCGAACAAAACCCGGACGTACTGTTAGCGGACCTCATCGAGTACGCCGAGAATTGCCGCAGCGTGTCAACGATGATCGTACTCCAAGAAGCCATCGCCCACATCTACACACTCCGCGACACCATCATCGAAATAAAAGCAGAAAACGCACGACTTGAATCCATCATCCGAACCAATTACTAGGAAGCAGCACCTATGTCCAAAACCATTTTCAATCCGCAGCTCGGCGCACAACTCGCCGAAGAAGGCGCCCAAATCAGCTGGGCCTACTCAGCCGAAACATTCAAAGACACAGCCCGCCAAAGCATCCTCGACGTCGCCCGCATGCGCGCCGACTTCACCACCGACGACATCATCCGCTGGGTCGAAACACACCGCCGACCCACACCCGACAACAACAGCGCATGGGGCCACGTCATCAAACAGCTCGCCAAAGAAGGCGCCATCGTGTTCACCGGCCAGTACCGAACCAGCGCTCGAGCCAACGCACATTCAAAGCCGCTGCGAGTCTGGCGCCGCGCATGAGCTGGAAACTTGACGACTACGTACAAGTTCCCGAGCGGATGCGAATGGTCGCGGAAAAATACCCTGACGTCCGCTTCGCCGAAGACCAACCCGTCATCCGTGAAATTGGTGACAAGCTGTACATTGAAATCCGCGTCACCGCATGGCGAGACCCGAACGATCAGCACCCTGCGGTGGCGTACTGCTGGGAACCATTCCCCGGAACCACCCCATACACCCGCGACTCGGAACAAATGAACGCCGCGTCGAGCGCCTACGGCCGCGTCTGCGCACTCATCCTCCCCGGAGCATTCGCCAAGATTGCGTCCGCCCAAGAGGTTTACAACCGTGCCGGCCCGCCTTCGAGCACGTACGAAGAACCATTCCCCGACCAGCCGCGCATGGCGCCGCGCCTGCACACCGACCCACCAGCATCGGCACCGTCTGAGCCCCAGCTCAAAAAGATTCGGGCGATGTACGCCGCGAGGGGCATGAGCGACATGGCTGAGATCATGGCCGACGCCTCGCAACGCATAGGCCGCAAGCTCGCCGGCACTAGCCTCCACAGCCTGCTCAAAGGCGAAGCCAGCCGACTTATCGACTCACTCAAAGCGGAAGAAACCTTATGAGCGAAACCAACATCCCCGACCCTGTCGTCACCGTCCCATGGACGCAGCTGCTCACCCTCGAGCTGAAGCTGCGCTACGCAAAACGCGAACTATGCGAAGCCGTGATGTTTGCCAGCGGCGACCAACAACAGCACCTCGACGACGCATACGTCAAGCTTGTGCAGGCCACAAAGATCGTCATGGAGCTCATCAAAGGCCAAGACAACAACAGCTGAACCCACCCAAATTCGGGCGCAATCCCAGCGTGACACGGGATGTAGGTGCGAACCCTCGCCGACTAACCATCGGTAGTTAGGCCGTCAGAAAGCCGTGGAAGCCCCGCGCACTGACACGAGGGTGCGGGCTAGTGGGACTCGAGCGATAATCGAGCGGGAGGAGCCCGGGAGCGCTATGCCCATCCACAGACCTTGACATCCGCATCCCGAGCAAGGCGCAACGCGCCGCGCTAGCAGGGGGTGTGGGGGAAATTCCCCCACTACCATCGACACAGGAGCAGCACCCATGCCAACACGAACCAGCAACAACGACTACCGACGCAACCGCGCCCAACTACTCAACGGCGCACCCAGCTGCCACTGGTGCAAAACACGCCCAGCAACCGAAGCCGACCACCTCATCGAGCACGACGCCGGCGGAACCGACGAACTCGACAACCTCGTCCCCGCATGCAAACCCTGCAACAGCAAACGCGGACAAAAATACCTGACCAACAAAAACCAAATCAGACAAGCCAAACGCCCAAAAACCTTTTTGGATTCGGACACACCCCGCC